AAACACTCCTGAATAGCCATCGCGTCAAAGTATGGACGTTTTATGAGGCTACGAAGTTGTTGACGGTTCATACGATGACGTTCGATAACGTACTCACAGTCGTCAATAGTAGTGGCAGAAGGGTCGGGGTGAAAGTCCCAAGCTGAAACCATTTCAATGCGAGGCACTACCTTCTCGTAGGGGACGTATTCACGTTCCCCATCTTCGCCACGCTCCCATTGATGAATCCTTTTATTAAAATTAAAAGGTCCTTTTACAATTCCTGTGCCAAGCAAACATGACTCAAACACAGACTTACGTAAAACGTTTACAGCATTCGTATCTAAAAGTTGATCGTGAATAACCTCTTCCATACGGCGAGCCGCTTCACGTGCAAGACTAATCTGCGGTTCGCCCAATCGAGCTTTTCCTTCAGCCAGAGGAAGTTTTCCTAGTTCTTCTTGTAAACCGCCTAGAAAGTCGTCAGGCTCGTTTGCTTGTGTAGCACCCGGCGGCAGTTCTCGACCATCCCCCGGAAACCCGAAGGGGTCTGCAACCTGATCGAGGGGAGTCTCCATGTGAGCAAACTCCGCAATGCCTTCTGGCTTGGGAGTAGATTGCACGGAAATAGGAAACTTCTTGTTTGCAAACAGGATGTCAATGATCTGACCAAAACCTGCAAGAACTTTAGTTTTAGTGATTCTAACAAATACCTTAGACCTCTCAGAGTCACGATATTGGGTAGTCGAATCATAAACACCCCTAAAGTTTTTGTAGGCTTGTAGCCAGCGTTGTTCGTAAGAAAACCGACCATTCTCGGCTTCTTCAAACTTGCTTCTAACATACCCGGCAAGTCCCGGCATAAATTCTTCCGGGTTTACAACAGATACCGGAGTATCGTCCGCTGGTTGTAGGAAATTATCTTCTGACATATCTTAATAATCGCGTTCTTCAGCCATTTTCATGACAGACGGATCGACAGCAGTTTTTGTTTGTTTCTTTGGCATGTCTTCCGTTAGAACATCAGTTTTAGCACGAGTGTCAAACTCGAGACCTTCACGATACAGTTTATCAGCACCCATTTGATCATCAACAGAAGTTTCGTCAGATGACATAATGTAAGCTGCACCGAAGTTATAGTTGTTCTTCATGGTACTCTCCCAGTTATCTAGATAAGAAGCCTTGGTCTTCATCAACGGGGGCGGCTTCGGGCACCCTGTCAATGTCTAAAAAGCCAGTGTCTGGCTCGATAACTCTTGTTGACATGTCATCTGATGGCATAGGTTCGTATACTGTGTCATCAGAGTCCCTCATCTCTGGATAAATATCTGAATCCTCTCCTGCAGCAAAGGGTTGCATAGCGGCAACTGCACCACCTGCAATACCTGCAGGAACTTTAAGAGCCGTCAAAGCTGCTTCTGCAGCAGTCTCAGCAGCAAAAGCACTTGCATCCTCAACAAACGAACTTACTGTCAAACCTCCAGCAGTCAAGCCTATCAAACCTTTAAAGTATTTTGAAAGGCCTCGTGCTTCTAGTTTTGCGCGGGTTTCCTCGCTAAAAGTATCTTCAGGTTGCGGGGGTGTTGGCTCGGTTGTTGTTGTTGCTCTTTGGTTGCGAAGTTCTGAAAGCTCCTGACTTCTTCTTTCAGTAGCAAAATTGATTTCAACAGCCCGCTGATTTGCTAAAGCACTACGCTCATTAAGTTCGCCCTCTGTTATAGGTGTTCCAGTATTAGGGGGGTCTGCAACATTGTAGGTATTTGCTGTTACTTTTTTAGAAGGGGCAGGAAACGTTATTTCTTGAGAATACGAAATACCTCTATTATTGAACATCGAGTTTACACTGGAAAAACCTGAATTACGAGCATCGTTTTGAATCAAAACGTTCGTCATACCGCCGATGCGGTCATCTGCAACAGCCCCTGTATAGCTTTCAGTTAAAATATCCCCGCTAGAGTCTACGCCAATCCCAGCATGGCCCATCCATGCTTTTACAGCATCGTGAGGAAACTTAAATTCAACACGTAGTTGACGGGCTAAAATTTTACGAATAGATGAATGCGAGCCTTGTTTACCTGCAGGAAGTTGATTAGAATGCTTGGCTTCTAGTTTAGGACGAATAGTAGTATTCCACAGGCTTGTAACTTTACCCGGAGTTGTTTGAAACAAGTTTACGTTATTAAAATCTGTGTCTGCAGGTAGGTTTGCCTTTGCCCGCTCAACTTTATTTCTCAAAAATTCAGCAAACTCGCCTGTGTATGTTGCTTCTGGACGAGTTTTATTAGCAACTTGTTTAGCCCTTACTTCTGCAACAATCTGGCCATTTTCATCAGTAAAAAAGTTAATGTCGTTTATTTTTAAACCGTCAGGACCGATGTTACTTTCAACTCGCTGTCCCGTGTACTTTTCATAGATAAGATAGTCACGTGCTTCTGAATCAATGATAATTGTTTTTTCTTTACCTGTTTTCGTGTCTATAACGGTGTAAGAATCTTTTGCAAAAGCCTCTTTGTAAATCGTGTCGAGACTGTCTGAGGGAACAGTTCCCCGCATCGGATCAGCAACTCGTATTTGAATGCCTGTTAAGCCAAATTTTGTTTTGGCAATACCATTAGCACCCGATAGCTTGTTATATGGTACGTTTCTTCCGCTGGTATCTGCAAGACCTTTAAATTGAGTTTCAAAGGCCCCAAATTCTTTGTAACGATGTACGCCTGTTTTGTTAGTACTATAGTCAAACGCCTCTGCAAACTCTTTAGTGTTGTACACATCAAAATAGCGAGCGTCCAAATCAACCCCTTCTTCTGAAATAGCCTTGTACAAGCCTCCAATGTTCTCTCTATTGCTATCCGTCAGCTTTTTAGCTAATACAGCTTCAAATGCTTCCTTAACAGTAATCGTACCGTTTGCAATTTTTGTTGTATAATCTGTTGCCATCAGTAACCAAACGTACTATCAAAGGGCTGGAAGGCTTGGTCTTTGATGCCCTGCAGCGTCTTATGTATTGAAGTGTATCCGCTAGTGCGGGTCATAACCATATATCGCAACGCATCGTAGGCATGATCCTCTGCCTTTGTGTCTACGTCTTCACTGTTAGTTTTAGAGAGGGGTATGCCCGATAGTTGTGCGATAATCTGTTTACAACTGGAAAAAATTCGAATGCGTGGTTCGTTAGAATACGGGTCGTCAGCAAGCCGCCTGTGTATTTCCATTTTTCCTTGAAGACGGTTGCGGTCTGATGGAATCCAACGTACCCCGGACCTCATCATTGTTTCTGCAATGGAAGGTCCCATTCCTGTTTTATTCCAACATGAGGCATCTAAGACTGTGTAATGTGGTTCGGGGTCTAGTTCCTCACATTCTAATATTTTATCAGCCAGTTGCTCTGCTGTCAAGTGTTTTACATACAGTTCTCTGTAAACCCAGATATTATTGTCCCAGTCGATTGCACCCCACAAGACACAAGATGGAGAAGAGTAACCGTAGTCGGCTGCACGGATGCGTGGCCAGTTCGTGGGAACCTCCCACGGTTCAACAACATGACGCACTCGTGAAAACTCTGGGAAGGCCGCTCCCTCCGCCACGTCCCAATCACCTTCTAAAAGCCGTCTACGCTCGACTTCGGGGAGCGACCTCAACATGGCCTCGTATTGACCATCTGCCATGAGGTAGGGATTGTCGGTCAGCCGTGCGGGGACGAACTTACGGTAGAACAACGGCTGTCCTGCTTTCTCATGACCCTCCGGCCATAAAAAAGGCTTACCCGTCTCCGGGTCTGACGCAGGAAACGGTTTATTTTCTTCATGAGGATCAATATACATTTTCTTGACCCACCAGCCACCAACGCCACCGGGGTTAGCAGTGCACCGCATATTGAGATTCTTTTGTAATTCGGGGTCTGTAGAACGGAGACGTGAGCGTAAATAATCCCAAACATAGCTACTCGGATACTGTGTGATTTCGTCAACGCCTATCCAGTTGAAAGCCTGACCTTGAAAACGTGTTACGTCTTTGTCTCGATCTAGATAGGTAAACCACATGGTTGCCCCGGAAGGGAAATGCCACGTGGATTTCGATTCTCTAAAATGTGCACCCGGGAACGCTTTGGGGTACAACTGTTTGGACTTGTCTATTAGTTCGGTTAACTCATCCAGAGTGCGCCTGAGAAGAAGCCCCCGATGATTGCTATTGTGACAATACCTAAGAGGGTCAGCCAGCAAAGCAAAACTTTTTCCTCCCCCTGCTGCACCGCCGTATAATACATCTTGTTCACCTGCTGAAAGAAATTCTTCTTGAGGTCCAGCATTAGGTTTAAATATGACCGGAGTTTCATCGATAAGGTCAGATACAGAAGGTGGAAGTTCATTTAAATCTCCTTGATCAACAACACGGGACTTCTCCCCGTTAATAGCATTTTCAACTTTTGTAGCAGCCGTCTTTAACTTCTTTACTTTTTGACGTTTAGACTGGACTTTTTGTTCTTGGGTTTTAGCAGACCGCTGTGCGTTCTTCAACTTCATACGAACGCTGCGACGGGCACGTTCTTGGGCAGAGGTACGATACTCTGCTTTAGGTGCGTCAGGGGCCTTCTTAGGTCTCCCACGGCCTCGTGGCTGGCCTTCAGGTTGGGGTGGTGGGGGAACCAGTTTGCGTTTACGAGGCACGGCTACTTCTCTGCGCTACCCGCTGCAGAGCGACCTCTGTGCGATGAGCGATATGTTCTAAAATTAGGACTGCCGGGTTTCAGGTTAAGATTAAAATGATCCTGCTCTTCCGACGTTAGGTTGCTAAAGTTTATCATAGCAATTTTACGTATTTCTGCGTCACTCCGCATAATTTAGCCCTTTTCAAAACTTGACGAGGCTTTACGACCTCGATGTACCATACCACCATGTGCTTTTCCTTCAGACGGGGCTGTTCGAGGCTTTGGCTTTGGTACGTTTATACCAAGTTTTGTGTTATACCCTTTTGATGCTCCCGGAAAATCTAGGTCGGTTTTATACTCGTTTGCTTCAGCCCTGCGTTTGTCCATCGCCTTTTTTGAAGAACGAAAAACGGGTTGCTTTACTGGTTTGAATGTTTCTGAGTCAAATTCACGAAGACGTACACTACTGTTGATAAGAGTATTTCGAGATTTACCTTTTGGTACAGCGGCAATATTTTGATTATCAACAATAGCATCATAAATACGACGTTGTTTAGGGGACAAGTCGTCTACTTCTGATTTTGTAATTTTACGAAATCCTTCATTAAATTTTTTACGAAACTTATCGTATTCATCTAGTTCAGCCATCAATAATTACCTCTTTTTTAGGCGGCAACAGGACAACGCCGTGAACTGCCTGTACATTATGGTTCAATGTCTCTTGTTTGCCCAAACCTACACGATTTAGGATAGCTTCTGCGGCTCTCATACGCAGTTCGTCAGCCCTTTCGATCTCTTGGCTGTCTACGAGGCTAACTAGCTTGTTCGCGGCCTTCAGAGACTGTCCTGCGAGCATGGTTCGGGTGCGTTCTACGATCTCATCGGCCAATCTGTCCTTCAACCACGCTACTGAACCTTTAGAATAACCAGCAGCCTCGGCAGCAGCAGGTAAATTACCGCCGTTTTCGAACAGGACAGTAAGAAATGCTTCCTGTTTCTCTGTCAAAGCAGGTTTTTTAGGCCCAGATTGGGGAAGTAAGTTCATTATGTGCTCGGTAGAAACTCACATTTGTATTTTATGTTGTACGGGGGCTTGAATGCGAACCCAACATTCCCTGCCATCTCAACAACTCGCGCCTTACAGGCTTGTTTTGTCTCATATGGACCAAAAGTGTCTGTTAAAATAACACATCCACTGGGTGGGAAAGTAGGATTTCCCGCGAACATGGTGCATACCATTAAAGATGCTGTGAACATGGGGGGTTTTTCCTTTTCTATTAGCGTAGTATAGGGCTAGTTTTCAACCCTGTCAACCCTGCGAACCTAAAAAATTGTACGAGGGGTGCATTTTTTACAAAAAGATGTTGACAAATCGGGTGGGGGTTGTATACTGGGTCTTAAGCCCGCCGGGGATATACCCTATACACACCTATACCCCCCTTACACGTTCGCGGGAAGTCCGCAGGGAACTACCCTACACGTTCGCGGGAACCCCATATCGATAACTAATAAATAGAAAAAAACTGTCGGGATTGCATAGCATATGTAGGGGTCCCCCGGTGGCCCTCGCATGCCCGCGCACGGGAGAAATTTTTTTAAATCATCGGTGATACTCGCCCAATTTCACAACCCCGCTAAAACCCTACATGGCAACCTAACCCCAGCAACCTAGCATGAACCCGCCCGCGCACCCGCCCGCGTGTGTGTTTTGTCATTTGTCAGTATGGATTACCTGTGTGGCTGTTCGTTGAGTTGCATGATACATGCCATAGACAGGTTCTATAGATCAGGGAAACCGCAAAGAAAACAAGCGGGGGATAGTATTATTTATGGATATGGGCAAAAAAAGAACCCCGCCACAAGGGCAGGGTTGAGTTGGGAGGAAAGCGTAAGGGTTAAAATAACATGAAAGACAGGATCACGATAATGGTGAAAGTTGTCATTTCACGGTTGCCTTGAGATTGTAGGATGCTACGGTCTCAACGCGATCAGTATTGCACCATGTATCGATCCCCGACTGGTGTGCCATTTTTTCAAGGGTCTCGATTTGTAGCCGTAAACTATAGATCATTTTCCCCAATGCCTCACATTCATCCTTTGTGATGATAACAAGGTTACGCTGGTCATGATCTGCGGTTGTTTTGATTTCCTTGGTGATAGCCATTTGATTGTTCCTTTCGAGGTTGCTAGGACGAGGCGATAACCGCCCCGCCCGATTGTTATACTATGCCAGTTTATACTTGGCAACAGGTTTTCCCTTGTGATGAGTTACTACCTCAACCCCGGCCTTTCTCAAGCTACTAATCCGCCAATAAGCCGTGGCCTCTGGTATGTTCAAATCCCGGCATATAGTCTTGATTGATATAGGCTTGGTTCTACCGTTCAGGCAGTTGAAAGTCTCCTGCTGTTTTGCCGTCAACTTCTTAGTGACTACAGAGACAGGCTGATCATCCAGCAATTGGTTTGTATGCAATGCTGGCTTATCCAGTTCTAGATCGATCCTGTCACAGATAGCCAACAGGGTTTTCACTTGGCCCCTAGCAATCGTGACAAGTTCGCGGATGGTATTTTCATTTTGGTATTGCATGGTTCATTCCTTTCGTTATGCAATGAGGACAGCGTAAATGATTAAACATAATAGAACGACTGTCACGGTTCTATAAATGACGTAGAGTGCTTCCATGATTATGCGGCTAGCCCCACTTCTTCCCAAGCCGGAGACTCGACTACAGCCCGGACACTATTAGCACGGAACCTGCGGACGTTATGCTGTGTTGCAGATTTCCTCCCGGTCTGGATAATTTTACCATCATCCCTCTCATAAGTTGCATCAATATGGGTAGACCAATGGGTTAAGGCATTATATGCCGCCCATTTATTTCTACCGAGTTCTGGGTACTCTTCCCGGTAGCGATGAATCAGGTAATTCATCAATCTCTCATTAACTGGGTTTCCATGCCCATTTTCTTGTGATGCCCCCTCTTTCTTGCAGATCGTTTTAGACAAGATATCGGAAAATGTAGGTTCATCCATGGTGGTGTCTTTCCATTCCCTCATAAGTTCAACCTGACCATCCCACATCGCCAAGCCCATAGCGGCCTTCCCTATAATCGCTTCAGGCGATAGACGGGTGGTATGCTTTCTTTTCTGGTGGTAAGCCTTCATTCCGCCGAACACTTGAGTATTACGGCAGAGGTCACGATAGGCCCCGGAGAAAACTTGAAAGGACCACGACATATCAACCGAATTGAATATATCCATACGGCACCGAACGACATCATCAGCCCGTCCGACATCCGCCTTTAAATCATGGAAGTAGACAGTCCGGTGTGCTTTCAATCCGCCATCATAAAGCCGATCACATACTTCAACATTACCATTTGCTGGCAAGTCAGAGGCCATTAGCATATCTGCTTGAGTAGCAAACAGGATATCATGGGGTACAAGGTTATAGGATGAACCCACGGGACGGGTATTCAATATTTCCCCCATGGCATCATTATAAAGGGCATCATATCCCTCAATATTTATCGGGGACGATCCGCCGACATCTAATGGCAGTTCAGCCGAAATCGGCACCCGGCGGATTCTTGCAAACTTCGTATATAAGGAACAGTCCATCAGATTGTGATGGGTACTGAATACAGAATCCCCCTTGGCTCTGGCCTTTTCAGCCGCCAGCCCTTGACTTGTTGCTATATCTAACATGGTTAAAAACCTTTCTCACATTGCACGGGGCAGGATTGCCCCGCCCTTATTTTTTACCACAATTAAAACCCCAATTGAACCCTTGGTCGTAAAAAAAATCGATCCCGCCCCCCTCTCGCGGTAATCGCTGGCTCCGCCGGACCCGGTGGGTGAAAGGAAAAACCCCCCTGAACAGAACACGGAACCCCCAAACACGCCACGGGAAAAAATATAGCGTGGTCAATTTGTCATTGCCTAGTGGGTCATAAATAGCACTTGCTTATCCGATGCCGCCCAGCACAAAGCACAGTTAGCACAATTAGAAGCCGCGCCTGTTTGTTCAGGGCAGATAAAGGATTTACCCTTTCGAGGTTGCTGGCGTTCAAGGCTATTGGCTGAAAAGGTAAAATCTAAATCGTTGCTGAACCGGACGGAAAAGCGGGAACCATAAATATTGCGTGTGATTGATATTTGCTGGCCGATAACGCTTACCCGTGTTCTGCCCGTGTAACCCCAGACCGCCAAGTTATCGTGACGGGCTAACCATCCCGCCCATTTTGCTACATAATCAGAAGAATAAAAATCTCCCAATACATGAAGCCGGACAATCACCCCGCGATAGGTCGCGCACAGTTCGGCTAGTTCTTCATCTAGTTTCTGTTCTAGTGCTTTCCCGTGTTCAATCCGATGAGCAAATACCATGTTATTACCGAAGCAAGTATCCCAGTGATAACAATCACGGGGACAGGTTGCCCGCTCTTCAAGGGTAAGAGTAAAGATTACATAGCCTTTAAACTGGCCTTTTTTAACTACGGGTAATTTACCTTTATTAGCTATCTTATCATTACGCGATAACTTCAAAACGCCTGTTTTAATATCCACGATCTTTCTTCTAGATTTAGGATACATGGTGACAGGTGGCTTGTTAATATCTGCCTTTTTCATGAGTTCAGTTCCTTTCACGGTTGCGTTAGTAAACCGATACGAAAAACGCCATCAATCGTCAAGGCGAAAAGATAGGTTCTTAATGCCTCGCATACCTTTTGATGCCGCCTTTAAGTTGTCTAGCTCTTCCTTATCTTTCGCAACCAGCGTCATCTTCATCGTACCCCCCGTGAGTTCACGGGCTTTTTCTATTCTGCGTTTGGCGTTTGTCATTTTGTCAGCCATTTGTCTCTCTTTTGTCGGGCATTTGTCAGAGATTGTTTTAGCGTTGCCAATTTGTCAGCGTCCGCCCCGTCCCATTCTGCCTCGTCTAAAGTTTGTCTCCGGCGTTTTATTTCCGCATCCCAGTAACGTAGGAAGTGATCACGGAACCATTGTTCCTCACGTTCTCTTCTTTGGCGTTGCTTATTTGTCATCTGTCTCCTCATAGATACCTTCAAAGACAAACTCCTCGCAATTATCGTTGATCAAGTCTATTAGTTCGAGGACTAATCTGTCGTGCAACGTAGCCGGGTCTGTACCCTTCGGTGCATCAACACTGATGATATTATCCAGCGTAAAATCAAACGTTACTATATCTGTCATCCTATTAAACCTCTTGCAAAGTGATATGCCATCCAACCAAAGTATCCTAAACATACAGCACGAATGCAGTTGTCCATGAAGGGGTCTTTGGCTGGGTCTTTCTCCATCCAGCATGTAAGGATTGTCTTAATCATGCTCATTCTCCTCTAGGTCATCTATGTCTATGCCATCACCCATGTATGAATAGTCCATGTGAGGTGCGTGAAACTCCTTAACACTACCATCTGCATTACGCACATAGTCGTCAGCTTCGTCATCATACACATAGAATGTGATATTCCATCCACCTATGGTGTATGTTTTATCTGGGTCAAACTTAGTCATGCTCACCCCCATTGCCTCTGCCAAGGCCACCGAAATACTGCGGCCTGTGCTTTGCTGTTTCAAATACACCTAGTGTGATGAACACACCAGCAATCAGCATGGCATGGGCAAATACGCTGATACCAAATACCATGATACTTCCCATCCACATGCTGAAGATGATGCACCACATCCATGCCAGCATTTGCATGAGTAGATGCCGCACACTCATATCGGTGATGTGGGACAGAGGATTGTATCTACTGTCCATGATTAGTCTGTATGTGTTAAGCATTGTCTTCATTCTCCTCTGTCAATACCCAATT